TTTTAGATTGGGCGGAACCCAATCGGGTCCTTTGAGGACTTTACCGTCTTCACGTTTAATTACTTTGCCTGTGTCTGGGTCGATCTTTGCAAAATTAGTGTTCATCACTTCTTGCCAAGCCGCTTCGCCATCCCAGCCAGCGGCACGTATTGCACCCATAGTAACAACGAGGATGTCAACTAGTGCATCAAGTTGTTCTACTTTGTCGTGCGTTCTAAGTGCTTTTTGAAGTTCAATATACTCTTCGTCAATAAGATCAAGATACATTTTGTAGTTTGCGTCACTTGCTGGTTGGTCACATGCTGTTGCAAACATGTCTACATCGTTAAATGGATTAGTCATTATGCTATTTGTCCTGATGAATTTACAAAGTCTTGTGGGTTTACTGTAGCATGTTCACCGTCGCCATATTCTCCACCTATCTGTACGTCATTTGGTTTAGTTTCTGAATATGCTAAGACACATTCAGCATCTACCATTCGAACTTCAATTTCACCGTCTGGAGTTTCTATAGTCATTCCACGAGTCCAACGACCATGTTCTACTAGAATCCATTGACCTACACTATAGTCATCCTCATTAATTGGACCTTTGGAATAAACTTTACCCCAACGAGGATAAATGCCTCGAGTTGAGCCGTTGTCGTCTTTAATAATTAGACCACCTTTTGATTTTTGTTCTCCAAAGTGCATATCACTTACTAGAACTCTATCACCGATAGCTCTCGGAGTACCTTTAATTGTATTTAAATTTAACGCCATTTGTTAATTACCTTTTTGTACAAAATTTCCGTCAGTGTCTTCTTCCCATTCGTCATCTTCGCCGATAACTAGTACATCGTTTTCGTCCTCGAGACTGTCCTTAGACTTGGCTACAGCAATTTCATCAGGTACACCCGGATGTTCTTTTTGGTAATCAGCAAGAATCTGTTCTCTAGTTTTAACAATAGTTCCACCAGGTCCTAGTTCGTCACCGCGAGCATTAACTTTGGCATTACCTACTGCCGGTGTTAACTCATTTTTTTGACGTAGCAAGTCCATATCGACTTGTTTGCCTTGCATTGATTTGTAGACTTTACGTCCTGTTTGTTTCATTGGCATTGTAATACCTCCTTAGTTATAATAGTACTTATCTTAGGAACTCTCTCCAGTCCAGGTCAAACTGGATTGAATCAATTCTATGTACACCTATTAAGTATAGCACATAACTTGCTACACTACTACCTCTTCCTACACCCCAAACAATATCATTCTCTCGCATAAAGTCTACAAGATAAATCATGTAGCGTAGTAAGTCAAGCATGCCACGTGCTTCGTACTCACGTAGTTCTTCCCATATACGTTCTTGATGGGGAATTTCCTCACAGGGTGTTTCTGCTTTACCTAATACATATTTGAATACATTAAGATCTTTATATTCATCAGGCATAAACCACTCAGACTGTAATGCATTGTCAAAGTCTTTTTGTTCTACATCAATTGGTATATACTGTTTAAGCTCGGGCAAGTACTGATCTCGCATTGCTTCGTTGAATTTATCTATGTCATCACTAGGATCACATAGTACCACATGACATTTGTCCACATGACCGGTATAGATCATATCAATAAGATCTTTATTCGAGAATCGCGGAATACCTAGTTTGTCTGTTTTCATAAGCATACATGTATTTTAACTGATATTAATCAGATTGTCAAGAGAATTTTCGCCATCTTCGGCAGAAATATTTTGAGTCATCTTAGATGACCTGTTAGTTGATTCGGCTTTAAGTTCATCTAAAATTAGCGTCATCTGTGCTTGAACGCCGGGGTTATGTGTTTGCCAATACTTTGTTGATAAATCGACAATTTTCTCGTGTAAGTCTGCGTCAGATAGATCTCTAAAATTATCTATTAACGGATGACTCATTATGCTCCAAACTCACCAATATAGTCTGCAAATACAATACCACCTGCATTTGTTGTCCAAAAGTCTACTATTGCTCTTTTTGCTGTATTGCTAACAACAAATGATGCAGGAAATCCAGGGCCTTTAATAATTGAGCCAGCTATTGCATTCCAAGTAATTACTTTGGTCACATCGCTAGTACTAACTTCTACACGCATTTTACTAAGTCTTCCGGATGTGCCCCACCCTGTTAGAGATAACGTAATATCATCACCTACTGTAAGTGTTTGGTAGTGTCCGTCAGACCAGTCAATATTTTGACCTGCACTAATAGTGCCAATGCTGTTAACTTCTTCAGTGTTAGCAAGAAGATTTGCATCTAAAATGTTGTTACCATTAAAGTCATTTGCAGCATTTAATTTTGCTGTAGTTGTGTCCAGTGTAGATAAGTCTGTCGCTGCATTGCCCATCTGTGTCTTGATAACATTGAAATTGTCTCTAAAACCTTGTGAATCGTTATCTACTCCAGCTATAGGATATAATGCATCTATACTTTGTATTGAACTTGAACTTATTGTGATTGCCATTTTTTGTTTCTCCGTTAATATTTATGTCTATTAGACATTGTGTTTGTAATTTGCGAACATAATGTATTTCTCATCTGATACGCCTTCTGTGCTATCGATTACATATCTATCAATATCATAATTGAATTGATTAAATTTAGTATTAGTATTTGCAATAGCATTTTTAATAATATTACTCTGTCCAGGTAGAGTGTAACATAACGGAATAGCATTTACGAATCCTAATGTAGCAATTGCTCCTGGTTGTGAAGTACGCATCCATAACGGTAAGAAGTTAATTTCTGTTTCGCCTAAGGCACGTAGTCTATCTCTCATATTATCAATGCTAGAGATAAATCGTTTTGTGTCGTTTGCACCGTCTATAGTAATTGCATCAGAGTCAACTTTTATTGCATTCTCTGGTGACGGCCTAAATCTATACGGCTCAGTAGTTCCGGTAGTTATAGGGCTCAATATATCAATACTGTTATTAACGCCAACGTAAAATCCATCGCCGGTGGATATTATTGCTGTTGATCCGTCTCGGATAGTAACTGTAAGGCTAGGCAATAATTCTATTGCTACGGTTGAAAATCTTCTACTACCTAACTCAATAACATCGGCATCTATTAAGTCAATGGGTTGTCCTGGAACAGTATAACCAGCTGAAGTATACTTTTCAGAATTAACATTGTTTTCTTGAGTATTTCTAATTGTAAAACTGTTTCTAGTCTTAACTCCAGTTGTGCTTTCTGCAGGATCAATCACTTCAATATATACCACTTCATAAACAATAGTATCACTACCTGGGTTCTTAGCTATGGCAGTTTTTACTTCACCTAGCTTATATGTTTTACGCATATGATTTTTTGATGCAGCCGCAACGTATCTGTTAATTAATTTTGTTTCAATGCCTGCATAGATTAACATTTGTAATTGTTTTTGCAATCCAAAGTTAGGGTCGTTAGGTCTATATATTTTGTCGTTTTCGAATATTCTACTATCAGTAATAATTTCTGTAAGTGCGCTTCTTTGAGTTTGTCTTAAAAATGGACGTACACTAATATTACTATACAACTTGTCGTCTGGATCGCTGACTGATAATGTAAATTGTCTTTCAATTTTACTATAACCGAAGTGGTCTTTAACACTTACTGTAAATGTATACATCCTGTCAACATTTGTAGTATTCCCGTCAAGTGTTAGAGTCTGACTATCAAAAATTGTAAGCCCGGGATTAGCTACTGTACCAAAACTATTAATTTTACCTATTATGTCACCACCTGGACCTAATCTTAGTCCCGGCGGCAAACTGCCACTTTCTAAAACATACAGTAGATTTGCATTAGGTACTGTTGTGTTTGCAGTTACAGACAAAGTACTAATATAGTTAGAGCTTATCAATCCAAGGCTGCTAGATGTTTTCCATGTTAAGACACTGTCTATTTCGCCTAATAATTTTATAGTAAACGTCTTGTTTTTAAACGGTGTATCGGTAACATTTACTTCTGTACGAGTCGCTCGTACTGTAAATTTGTATTCTATTGTAATAGCAGGTTGATAAGGAACTTTGCCTCCTAGTTCACCTGTTTGTGTATCGAGCAATAGCCCTGGAGGTAGCACACTTGCACTGCCGTCGTCGTTTAACGACTGTAAAGAATATGTTATTATGCCAGTATCTGGATTAGGGTCAATAACGTCAAGATATAATGTAACATAGTTATTTGCCCGTCTAAAACCAAAGTTTGCAGGAGTTAACCAAATTGGCACTCTAACATTAGATATGTCTGCTGTAAAGATACCATTTGCAACTTGCATAATAGTATTGTCTGCTCTAAGAAAATCATCCCCTACAACATAAATTTTAAAAGTTCTGTCAGTATAATCATCACCGTCTGAAACACGTACGATGAATTCGTAATATCTGTTTAATTTTCTTGGAGACTTAGTAACAACATTAATGTCATATGAGCCTAGGTCATAAAAATAACTGTCAAATCCGTTTCCTGATCTTTCACCAAAATCATATGGAAAACTTCCGTAGTTATTAGCATCAAAGAATCCTGAACCTGCTGGTTTTTCTAATGCAAGAATAGGTTCTACAATGCCGGCTAATCGTCCGTCTACTGTAAGCGTAATGCCTGGAGGCAACTCGCCTCGAATCTTAGTATATTCTAACAGGTCTCCAGCTGAAGTATCAGGGTCGGTTGCGATAAGTTGATAATCTAACGGAGCACTGTCAATTATGAATAGCGCATCATTAGAGCCAACTGGCAAACTTCCTTCGGGGGTGGTCCATACAGGCTCGTCTGCGCCCGTAACAATTACATTAAATGTTCTATCGCTTATTAACCCATTTAGAGTTGCTCTAACGCAAAATTCGTATTTTGTATCACGTGCAACCTCAAATGGAGTGCCTACTAATTCGTACCCATTTAAGCGCATTCCACTAGGAATAGTGCCTGATATAACTGCTATAGTCATTCCTGAAGTTGCCATTGGCAAGTATCTACCATTAGCAGGTAACGCTAAACTTGTAGTTATACGTTCTTCTATCGTTGCTATAGTTTTATCAGACTGTAATGTCCAAAAGTCTGCCATGTAATACTCCTTATATTGTATTTATCGGAGTTACTAAATAGCTCCAAGCTCGACGCTTGTTGCATTTGGTATAGTAAGAGATCCAAAATCTACATCTGTGTTTAGAGTAAACCATTCAGAAAAACTAGTTGCGCTAGGAATGATAGCATCAAAGTCAAATCCAAATACAAATTTATCAAGATCACTTACATCTATTCCGTTTACAGTACCAGTTAACGGACCTACAAATGATGTTGCAGTTACCGTACCTGCAGCTTGAATATTGTTCCCGTCAGCATTTAATACTCCGCCTAGTTTAGGACTTGTGTCAGTTTCAACAAGATTAGTGCCGTCAACGTCAATAAACACATCTTCTGATGTAACTCGTGTAGTTGTGCCACTACCACCTTGTATTCGAATAGTATTGTTGCCAGTGCCTAATACAACACTGCCACTATCGCTTACAACAATTAGTTGTTTCATAGAAGCATCGCCGGATATAGTAAGACTGTTTCCGCCACCACTTAGACTAATATTTGATCCTGCAACAATACTCCTAAATTGTAGAGTGTTGTCACTTTTTTGTGCAAATAATCCTTCACCTAGTCCAAGGTTTGCTCCGTCGGATCCGTCTGCTGTACTTACTTTTGTATCTAAGTCTAAAAAGTTTGCGTTTACTTTATTAAATGCTTCGCGAACATCATCGCCGGTGCCGTCGTTTGCTATACTACCTATGTTTATACTTTGTATTGCCATTTCTTATTCTCCGTTTATAGTGCTGCTATTCTTGATTTAAATGCTGCAAAGTCTGCACTTGCTGCTACTTCGGTTTTTAATGTTGCTAGACTTACATACCCTGGTATAACGTTGTTAACAGCATCTACTAGTAATGTACTATCATCGCCAAACACACTACCTGTCATATCACCATCATGTGGTGCACCAGCTAGTTGTGCATCAGTAATGCCAAAGCCTGCTAGTGTAGTCGGCTTGTTTGTTATTTCTGAAAAGTGAACAGTTGTATTAACAAATGCTGTGCCGTTGTATTTTAAAATTTGATTAGCAACAGCACCAGTTAGTACTACATTTTGCAATTCACCAAGATCTTGATTAGTTAGGTCAATGCTTGCATCGGCAATATTGCCCGGCTCGTATCTACCTAAACTTGTATCGTAAATTAATGCTTGTCCGTTTGTTGCTTGTGTGCTTCCTACATCCGATAAATCTTCTGTACTAGCTGGAATACTAGGACGTCCGGTCAGTGCGGCATATGTTCCGTCAAACAATGAAGGCTTATTACTTAGGTCTGTATAACTGTTTGTTAGTGCAACAGTTCCTAATGGGTTACCATTTATGCTTACGCTATTACTATCTACAACAAGATTAGCAACAGTTAATGTGCCGCTTGCTGTAATATTAACAGCGTTCACAATACTGTTTGTGTTAAGATTTAAACTATCATTTGCCGGTAGTTCTTTAATCTTATTATTATCTGTTGTGTCTATTACTAGCGGATATCTTACTGCCATTTTATTTTCCTATATCTATATTTAGTGTAAATCTGCCCATCCAGCTGTACTATCATTATTAGCATCTGCTGCATAGCCTTGGAATTTTCCTGTTGTGGTATTGTATACAAATAACCCTTCTGCTGTAGTTAGTGCATCTATTGCTGCTTGAGTCAGCATAGGGGCTTTAAAACTACTTGGTTCAGCAGGACCTACAATCTTGCTGTTAACTCCGTCAACTAATATTGTTGAGTCGTCACCAAATATTGATCCAGTAACGTCACCGTCTACCTTTATACTTGCTCCGTTAACAACTAAGTTACCTTGGGCATCTGCTTGTAGTCTTGCATTACCAATGTAAACAAAATCTTTTACATGTAAGTCAGACCACCTTTTAGTAGAACTACCTAATGCTCTAGTCCCGTCAGTAGTAGGTATCATGTTAGATCCTATACTGTCTAAGTCTAGTGTGGTTGCTGCATACAGTTCGTCAAAGTTATCGTTGATTTTGTCAAAGGCTGTGCGTAACGGATCGCCGTCACCTTTGTTTATACTTGTACCAATGTTTACAATTTGCTTCGCCATTATACTCTCCCTACCACAACTTCAACAATGCCTTTGCCGTCGTCTGGTTTATTACCTACTGCTTTACCAATAACTTGACCAACACCTGGCGTGTTATTAACTATTGCATAACCTGGAATACTTGCTGTTACTAACATGTCGCCTTTATTAACAAGGCCTAGTACTTTACACGGTACACGCCCTTGTAAGCCTATTGCTGTAACATGATCACCTTGTAATGCACTGTTCATTAAGTGTGCTGGATTAGTTGATACTACACCAGCAACTCTTGTATTGCCTTTTGTATTTGTAACTGTGACTTCTTCTTCGCCGCCAAATACAACAACAGTTCCTTCTTCATAGTCTGCATCTGCTAAGTAATTCTCCGCCAAGTCAGCGTATTGTGCTGACGTTGCTGTGCCATCAAACACACTAGCATAGACTGTGTTCCACTTTCTTGCACTAGCACCTAAGTTTCTATTGCTTGAAGTAGCATCAGGCTCAATATGACTGTCAATTCTAGAAGTAAATGTTACAGTATCTGTTGTTGCATTACCTAGGTCAACGTTACCATTAAATGTAGCAGTTCCGCCTACGGTTATTGATGTGCCTACGGTCATTCCAGCAACTACTGCTACAACACCAGTACCTTTTCCGTCTAGTGACAAGTTTGTATTAGTGCCGCTGTATGCTATAATTGAATCAACCTTTAAAGTATCATTAATTGCAACGCCGCCGGTGCCGTCTCCTGACAGTACTAAATCAGCATTGTTAGCTACTGTACTAATTGCATCGACATGTAGACCTGCATCATTTACGTATGCTTCAGTAGTGCCGTTAGTTACAAATACAATAGTGTTTGCTGCACTTTCTGAAAAGCCTCCACCTGCACCTATACCGATACCAGTGCTGTTCCCATCGCGTTCAGTTATGGCTTCGATGAAGTTTGTATACATCCAATCTGTTGATATATACCCTTCATTAGTATAACTACTTGCTGTTTGGAAATTACTTTCCGTTGCTATAGCTGTATCACCTACATCAATACTACCTGGGAACGCAGTTACAAGTGAAGCACTTGTTGTTCCTGTTGAATTTAATATAACAGCTTGACCTGGTGTTTTAAGTGTTAATGTTGTTCCCGTACCAGTAGTTGTTGCAACTTCGTAACTATCTGCGCCACCTAATACAAGTCCTGATACTCTAATAGCACCGTCACTTAATGTTTTAACAATTCGACTAGCTTCACCACTTACAGTAATTTCAATAGCGCCATATGTTGCAGCCGCTGTACGTATTAGAACTTCGTCTCCACTTGAGCCAAAAGCACCAAATTCGCTATCTCTTAGCGCACCGCCTTGATCAAGCACTGTGTCAAAACTAATTGCTGTTACAGCACCAGCACTTGCAGCACTTCTACCTAATACAGTATCAGTTGCCACCCATTGTAGTTTACTCGGAGTAATACCTGTTGCTGTTGAAGTGCTTGTTTGTAATTCTACAA